TGATAACTTTTTTTGAAAAAGCTACTTTTGGCAACCGAAAAACGCAATTCTGAGCATTGTGAAGATACAAAAAAATTACAACATCAACAGTAAACATGTCAGGAGCATACACAGTACAACAATTGACAGACATACTCAGGAAGCCCATTTTCACAGGGGAAGATACTACTTTGTTGAAGACTTTCAACCTTGTCGATTCGAAAGAAAGTCCCAATACAACATTGATTGAATCACTTCGGGTGCAGTTGGCAATTAATCCTGAAGCTGTAGTCTCATTGAAAACTGATGGAACTTTAGATTATTCCAATGGACCATCGAGAGCAGTTGAGAAAAGTACAGTTGGAGAGACTAGCACTGGGCCTGTTGTCAATTACAGCATTGAAAAAGTGAAAGAATTACTAGGTGGTAAATTGTTCAAGATCGATGAAAACAAGGTGAAAGAGGCACTTGAAAACTATGTCAAATTGCTTCCGAAAACATCTGATTCTTACAAAAGTGGTGATGTAAAAGTGTTCTATTATGACGGAGTTGAGAAAAGCGTAAGTAGTCTCTTAGCTGCAGGAACTAAGGTTCTTGACTCTATTCTTTACATGGCTCACAAAGATTCTGCTGAGCATTCGTTCATTTTCGATGAATCTAAATTATCGCCTAAGACTCTAGATTCACGAAATTTCATAGAAAATGTCAATCTTGGTAATAAGGCCATAAAAGCTGCTTTCTGTTCAGTGTACAATCAAGGTGGATTGCCAACAAAAACCTCTGAGGAAAGAAATTTATCTAAATTCATTAGAGAAACAGTGTTCAAGAACAAGGATCTGAAATCAAACGTTTTTTGTGATATGCTGTCCTCTAGTGACCCTTCATTCTTTCCTTCTTCGATATTTTTGAAAATTCCACTAGATCTCTTACCCTCTGAGGTATCTTCACGTTGTAAGATGGCAGTCGCAGGTAACAAAGCAATCAGATACGCGATCCTAGCAAGACGATTCGAGCAGTCCTCCTTGGCAGAACCTACCACTGGAAAAACTGAAGATATTAAAAATTACATGTCAATGCAAGCAAAACTTGAAAAGGCATGCAAGATAACTGAACTCTTGAGTTCACTTGGCTCTAACTTTGAAGCTCAGAAGAAAATGCACCCATTGTCAGACACTCGAACTGTTCGTAAGAACTTCACTTTACAATTAACTTGTGCAATTGTTCATTCACTTTCTCACACTGGGCGGTTAGCAATGAGAGCAGAAATCGAGTCAAAAAAGATCGAAGCCTTCAAAAGAGATGAGAATATATATGGACAGAAGAACGCAATGGATGTGATTTGTTTTCCAGTGTTGACAAATTCCGATGCTGACTTCTCTGAACTATCAGTTGAAGCGGTGAAGACAGCTTATGGCATAATCAGTTAGATTGAAAACATGTTTCTTTGTTGTCTGTTTACTTGTTTACTTGTTTTCTTGTATTTCGTTTTACTGGATTTACAGTGTCACGTTTAGTGTTTGAACATGATAGCTTTAAATAAAACTATCA